TTTCGTTTTCAAGTGCTAAGCTTGGTTCGATTAAGTATTCGTTGCAAATAAGTATAAATTCGGTTTTTGTCATGGTCAGGTAAGGTTAGTCGGTTAGTTTGCAAGCTTTTGTGCCCGTCTTTCTTCCCGTCTTTTCAACAGGTAAGATTTAGGAGCCATTCTATTGAGTTTCCTAATGCCCCCTTGATAAATGTCCTTTACCTTGCGTAGCTCATGCCAGCGTTTATCCTTTGAAGAATCCAAGGTCAATCCAAGGTTTCCTTTTGGGTACGCTTTTAATTCATTGCAAGCCATATCAAAAGAGCGTTCCAAGCATTCAATGGAAACTTTGTAAACATCGTATGCCATAGGTTGCAAGGATTCGTAATGGTTCACTTGTTTTATGCAAAGTTTTGGGTCAGTATTTTCTGAAGTATTCATCGGTTTTGATTTATATGGTCAGGTAAGGTTAAGCTTGTTTAAGTACACAATCGGCAAGCTGTTCAGCAAGATCAATAGATAACTCTTCAATGTCATGATAAGCAGAAAGTTCAGTTACAGCCCAGTGTTTGTGAAAGTAACAAGCCCCAGAGAAAGAGTTGTCACCAGATTGAAAGTTTAACTCTTCAAGATTATCGCAAGTGCTAAAGGTCATTTGTATAGATTCACTTTCACCTGCTTCATCATAACTAGGTAAATAATCTTCAAGAATTGAAAAGATAGAAGCTTGGATTAATTTGATTTTTTGGTCTGTGTTATTCATTTTATGGTATAGATTTAAGGATTAACTTGAAAAGATAGCAAACAAGATTAAAAGCCAGCCAGAGGCACATATGCAAACAAACGATAGGCTAAGGAACTTGTTTAACTTTGGATTGAAAAGCTTGTCGAGCTCTTTGTCGAGCATGTCGGATGGTGATGGTATGCGATTGATAACTTTTATTGGTTTCATGCGTTGTTTACCCTTTCCTTGTATTCTTTTAATCGTTGTTTCAATTCGGGCGAGTAGTTAGCCATGCGTTTGTAAGCTTGCCGTGCAAGTTCTCTACCCTCACGCTTTGATAACAAAAACTCTTCGCCATTGTTACGATTAAAACGATCACGCATGCGGTTATTGTAAGAGGTAAGATATTTTTCAAGTTGTTGTTGGTTCATTTTCTTAAGCGGTTGCAAGTTCTACGCCTTGGATAAGTTTGTGCAAAGCGGTGTATAATTCTTTCTTTGTACCAAGTGCGATAGTTTCACGAACTCCACCGCCTTCATTTACCATTTCATGCAATCCAAAAGCCCCGTAAGCTTGGTAAAGGTGAAAGTTTCCTATTTGTGCGGTAAGCTTGCCATTTTCTTTGATGTATGGCTTTAGCGGTCTGTCCAGTTGTTTGTTTAGCTCGTCAATAAGTAAGCGTATTTGTGCAAGTGTTGTTTTCATATGATATAGTGTTTTTGGTTTTGATTAGGAAAGGGAAAGAGCTATTCTTTCTTTCAAGATAGTCTTTGCTAGGTTTATGTCTTTACTTAGAAACTTTGTTCCGTTCCGTGTAATTATTGAGGGTTTAGCAATATTTAAAGAATCGAAAGCTTTTATCGATACCCATTTATTGCCAAACATTTCGTGCTGTTGTTTTTCTAATAAGATTCGTGTTGTCATAAGATATAATATTTTTGGTGTTTAATATTCACACAAATCGTTTTTACTAAAATAAAACCAGCGTTCACCGTATTCTATCGGTTTTAATATTTTTGCAGTTCTTGTACTTTTTTTAATCCATTGGTTGCCGCCAAAATAAAAGCTAGAATCAGTAGGTATATCTTTGAAATAAGTTTTCATTGTTATAGTATTTTTGGTGTTATTGGTTAGTCCTCAATTTCGTCTTCGTTAATGATATCGACAAGATTGACAAGCTTTTTTGAAACTTCAGTTACATCCTCAACGAGATCGTTGCAATGAACAGCTGTAAGTAACTCGTGAATTTTAGTCGCTATATCTTCGCCCTCATTAGCAACGAAGTATAAGTTTTTAAAGTCTACCGAATAGAGTTTTGATTTCATAATATTGGTGTTTATTGGTTTTGATTGTTTGATTTAAAGTAATACTTCAGGAATAACCGAGTCAGACTCTTTCAGAACTTTAGTTACAACAGCGTAATTAATATCTTTTATTTTAGCTAATAGCTTTTTACTTTCAGCGTGGGTTATGTCTTCGTACTCAGCTAAATCGTGCAAAGCTTGTGTAAGTATAAGCATGTCCTTTTCATTAAGCATAGTTTTAATAGTGTTTTTCATTCTATAAGTTTGGTTTGATCGATAGCGGAATTGCTACCGATACTTTACCTATTAGCACAGAAAAAAGTAATCTCGATAACAAAATGCATACCTAAGTAAATTACCTATAAATCTAATAGGTGTTATAAGTTCGACTAATGACTAGATCAGCAGAAATACTAATGATCGTTTGTGATCGCTTTTGATCGTTTGATGATCGTTTATGATCGAAAGTGGAACGCGAAAAAAAGAAAAATATACAAACGACTAATGAGAATCAATTATCAATTAAGAACCAAGCTTTGATCGATCAAGAACTGGCAACTGGCAAGCTTTACTGATGTGCTTTACTCGTGTAAAACTGATTGAAAGCTCTTAAGTTTCCATAAGTCCTTGATAGTCAACAAAACTAATTAGACATAATACATATAGTACGAAATAACATACCCTCCCCTATAAGAATCTTGCGGGTACATGGGGTCAAATAAACTTCGCCCGTATATAGCGTAAGGCTTTCACATTTTTCCAACGAAACCTTTCGAACAGCTGTAGCAAAGTGCTACTTATCGCTTGATATAACGTGCTTTATACCGTCCGTAATAGCGATATTGATATAATCCTCGTCGGTCGCTACCTCTTTGCCCCATTTAACAAGCATATCGTGCGTACTGTCTTCCATCTCCAGTTCCATCTTTACGTGCATCTCTTCTTCTTCAGAGACGATACGAATGATTGGCAGGGTTGGATCTACGTTAATAGCAGCTGTCGAAGCAGGTGCGTTAGGAGCGGAGCTACTAGAAGGTAATGTTGTTGTCGTCGTCTTCGGTGTCTTCTTCATCGGCTAAATCTGGGTTAAATATAACATCATCTGTTTCCGTCAATACAGACAGTTTAGCGAAGTCCAAGCATCCGGCTATCGTGTAATCGTTAATATCGTATTCGCTCTTGAACCTATATATAAGCTTGGCTAGTTCGTACTGGAACGTATCTGTTTGATCGTTGATGTTCACAGTAGCTATACTACTTTATAACAAAGCTGTTTACTAGTTAAATGTGAGATGTTATTGAGACAGTTTTGAGACACCCGCTGTGTACCGCTTAAACACTACATCTTTAACTTTTATGCTTTACATACTCCCTTCGGCTGTTACTTTTTATACTAATGAGATTTAGATAGTCGTTGTAACTTCGTTTAAAACGTCTCATATTAAGAGGTATATAGATAAGAAGATAAGCAATACCTACTAAGAGGTTACATCAGCTGACGCTAGTTGTAGTAGTTCCTTTTAACAAAGGTAAACCTTACAAACGCTACAGCTTCCATCAGATCAATATACCAGTTGTTTAGTTAGCTCATACATCCGTTCTTTCGCTAACATCTCTAAAACTAACAGATTGATAACGTGATCTTTAAATAAGTTTTTAAGGATAGGTGTGTTTACACGTAAACCTTGAAAATCTAAACTTTAACTTTAGGATTACAAGGTATAGCTACTTATGTATTTAAACTAACTACGTCATCACCTTATATAACAGCTATAACAGTAATCAAAGGTTTGTTATTATAAGTAGGAGGAGCGATAGCGACTACTACATCCAAAGGACCGCTTTAGAGCTGTTGCTTCTTTTATGGAAGCTATCAGTGAAGTCTTGTAGTTCCTTATGAAGAAGTTCTTGTTGTCTATCAACCATCGATTGGTCAGCATTAGCAGCCATCTGCTGCGTCCAATAACCAACAGCGATTGATAGTGCGTCAAGACGGTCATCGTGTACCAGTGATCCTTTATCTCTTGTTATCCGTGATAGCTGATACATTAACATATATCTGGTTTGTTGTTCTATGGGGTACGTCAAAGCTGACCTGTAATCATTTGTTATAACTTTAGGATCTACAACAAGTCTATGAGCGTTAAGTACAGGTTCCATTACATCAACGATACGTAGCTCCTTTTGTTTGTTATGTCTAACTTCTTCTATGGTTACAGGGTAAGTGGTACGAAACAAAGGTTTAATCAGCTCCATAAACATACCGTCTCCAAAGTTAGACTCTATAACAACGATATTAACTTTGTTATCTTTTGCTATAGCTACCAGTTGTTTAAGTGTCTTCTCATCGTAACCACCTTTTATACCACCAGCATCAGGTACGTACAACTGTCCGTTAAGCATCTTAACCACAGCGTACCCTGTCTCGTCCTTACCCCGTCCTGATGGGTCAATAGATAACACAGACCCGCTGTACGGTATCATATCACCTACAGTGGAAGAGGGTCTCCTAAATCGATCCCCCGCTAATCCGACATTTGGGAGGTCACGATCCGTATTATCCGGGTCAGAGGACCACACGATCTTTTCAGGAGCTAGGTCTACATCCACATCAGATATTATCAGATCGTTTATCTTTAGTGGGTATCTATCAGCATCCGATAGCTTCGGATTAAGCATGAACTGTAGAGCGTATCCGGTACGACCGTAGCTCATCTTACGTTCCTCTAGGTCGAGATCAGTGAACCGTAGGGGTTCTGTAGATGTACCTACTGTCTCTTCGTTTATATTATCTTTAACAAAAGGTGCTAATGTATCTCCGTAGTTTTTACGTGCTTCATCTAGCGTAGGATACTGAGCCGTCCATACTCTCGCTTGGTAGCCCCTCTCCGTTAGTTTCGTATAAATTGAATCCTCACACTGCGGTGTCCCTAAGAAAATGATTCTAGCGGCATCTAGGGGCTTTAAAATAGAATCGAACTCTTTAACGCTCTCATCTAGTTTATCCCTCATACCTTGAGTCTGACTATTATTTGGAACTTCAATATCGTCTGCTACGATTATATCCGCACGACTACCAGTAAGTTGTGATGTTATTCCTAAAGATTTAACAGACGGTGCGTGAGAGGCTCCACTGGGTCCTACATCGAAAGCAATCTTACTAAACCTTTGATCTTCTTTTGGTTTTAAGTGAGCCAATATAGGCATGTCGTTAATCAGTCTTTGACAAAAAGTCGAGAAGTCATCACTTCGGTTTTTACTAGCAGATACTACCAATACATTCTTTTTGGGGTCTAACAGTAGTTGGTGTATAACAAAGACAGATGTTAACCACGACTTCCCACAACCTCTGAATGCTTGTATAACAGAACGCTTAGGACCATGCTGCAAGTACTTACACATGTCATACTGTAACTTTGTAGGCTG